CAACAACCTCAGGGTCGGCGAGAGAATCGATACTACGGCGAATAGTGTTAAACGTGTAGCTGGTATCATCCGTGGGGCTTGCACCGTCCCACTGACTATTGCGGAAGGGGTCAAGCTCTGTAATATCGAGCCCGTCGAAGCCACCATACATGGGTACAGTGAATCGATCGTAACCGGCGTCCAAAACGCCCGATACGGCGCCGCTCGTATTAGTAAGAGCAGTACCGAGAGCATGTGAACCAGAAGCCCAGATACCATTTGCCTTCACATCGTCAAGACTAAAGTACATGGAGCGCTCACGAATGCCTGTTGAGATACCGGCGAACATATTCGCTACTTCTGCACCACGTGGTCGAAGCATATCAATATTCGAGGCATCAAAGACAGTTCCACCAGTTGTTCGACTGGTCTGCATACCAAAGTAAGCATCTTGGGTGTTGCTTAGATCACCATCCGAAGCGCTAAGTCGCAATTCGGGTGCGGGATAAGCGACGGAAGCCGTTAAAATGGATCCACTTACAACGAAAACTCCAGTGGTAACTGCGTCACCACCCATAGTCCCGGCGGTAAAGCTCGGGCGCCCCAATGATCCAGCGACGTCGCCAGTGGTGGTTGATCCTGTTATCCAGTTGCCCACTTGCTGCCTTTGACTAACATCAGCTTCGTCATCATACTTGATGAGTCCTCGGAAACCGAAGGGAAGAAGAGATGCATCAGAACCGACGACGTCTTCATTCATATCCACACGGATATACTTGGAAACATTGTCCCAGTCGCCCACCTGAACATAACGACGTTCCGTAGTGTTCCAGGTAGTGTACTTGTCACCAATCTTGCGTGCGATGTAGTTAAGTGAATCGGGGTTCAAATTAAGATCGTTAAATTGCTCCACGATTTGTACTACGTTATCAGAATCGCTTAAGCGGCGTACAACCAAAGAGAAGCTACCATAAGGGTCAGTCTCATTTGAAGAGACTTTGATATCCTGAATTGAAACTTTCAGGTTTCGATTGGTCCAATCACCCGCGTCATTGAGTCCGATTACTCGGAAGAGCGCAGGCATTGCCTGAATATCATAACTGTTCGAACTTCCGTTAGAGCGTTGTGCAGTGTCGCAACCAATAATGTAAGGTGTTTCTGAACTTTGAACACCTGCACGGAAGTTGTCGGCGTCACCGTCAGTCGCGTTGGTAAGATTGACAACAGCAGCAAAGGTTTTACCCGCAGTTGCCGTAATAACCGATTTCATATGGCGATCAAAACTTTCACCAAGGAAGTAGTTTTGTTCATCACTCACGATATCAGTATTGGTTCGCTGTGGGGTTGTATTGAACACCTTACGAATATATTTAGCACTGGAAGGGTCGAAGTTGAAGACTGTTGAAACATTCGAACTATTGTAGTCTGAATCATTAATGATCATACGGAACTCGTATGCCTTGCCCGTATCCTTAACAACAACATTGGAGCCGGTGTGGTTGTTACCGCTGAGCCAACCTCCCCCATCGTCCGGCGGGGTCATTGAGCCGTCGCCAGATCCAGGACCGCGGGCGATTGCTCCGGACATCTGCAAATAAGTACTTGCGCCGGTGGTATAAAAGATGGCCGCGAGAGCCCCTTCGATGGAGCCGCTGGCTCCATTGCGCCACGGAGCATCAGTGCCACTAAAAACAACAAGACCCCAAGCCTTGCCGTTGGTGCCCGCGTCCCAGCCGGCTACGCCGGCGCCGGAAGCGCTGTCGGCATCCGCGCCCAATAGGCGGATATATGTCAGAGGAGAACTATTTTTAAGGTAAGCTTGAGCAGCATATGCTCCATAGGTGGGGGCGGAAGTGCTCCATTGTCCTTTACGCCACACATCACCGCCAACAGTACCTGGTGACGGTGCACCAAAAACATTAACAAACTCGGAAAAGGAATTAACCGTTACTGGACGCAGTGATGGTCCTTTTTCGGCGCGCCCAATTACGACCGGCCCGATGCCTGCTGGGGAAGCTGGGACTTGTGAGTTGTCAATCTCATTGACGAAAACTCCGGGTGATACAAATCTAAAATTTTTGACTGACATTCGTTTTTATCTCCTAAACCTGGGATATCGTTATTAAATAGTATTGAAGGCGCTCAATAGAATCTATTCTCTATAAAATCCATCCTTCAATGTCTCTGGTATATCGCCGAAAATTACCTTTTCTTTCGAAAGCTTAAATTCCACAGCATTTTCACGCTTAACAATAATAGGCTGATCCTCATTTTCGCCTGCGCCGATTAAATATCCTAACACTTCAATATTAATAGTATTTTCATAGTTGCGCTGATCCATGCCAATGGTGGCAGCATTCGATGCATTATTAAAATTACCATCAATAAAAAGTTCATAATAATGACCCTCGCTGGTAATGCGTTTGGGAGTGCGCGAGTTTCCCGGTATAGTAATAAATGGAGTCATCATCTCGTTCATTTGCTGTTGATACTCGGAGCGCAGGGCGACTTCATAATTTACAATAACCCAAGTTGGAATAGGCATTGATATTGAATCATAAACAACACGCTGAACCGACATGTTTCTCTTGTTAGTATTTTTCATCTTGCCGGCAACATTTTTATCTGGTCCGTATGACCGAGCAGCATATGCATTTTGAAATTCAGCAGTCTTTTTTTGATTTATATTGCGCGCAACAGTAATGACACCACCTTTGGCACCCTTGGTAGGATACAAATTAGCCCAAACGGTGCCTTTGCGGGTAGGATCCTTCACAACTGTGGCACGATTCACTGTCATTAGGGGAAATACAAGAGTCTGCTCACTTAAATCCCGAATTTCTTTGTTTTGCCACGCTTTAATCTGATAGGCTCTTTCGGCTGTAACCCATAAAACGGGCACTTTCTTAAAACCATCGTTAGAAGTAGCGAATAAATTAAGCTCTTCATCAATAAATTTATAAAAGGCTCGATCAATTGTCTCTAAAGTAGACGCTTCGAATTCAATTTCTTGAAGTTTCTGCTCTACCGAAGCATCTCCAACGGATGCGTACTTGACAGCCTTTTTGTTGCGAATTTGCTCCTCTGTTTTCTTGCTTCTAGCCATGGATCATCCCCCCCTGTTATCCAACGTAGATGCCGGCTGGCACATTCTGCAAAACCTTGCCTGTAGAATCTTGCATGGTCGAATCTGTGGCGGCCATCTCGCTATAGGTTAGCTCATCAAGGGTAGTTTTGAGTTCATCTCGAAGAAGATCCTGTTCGGACTTTGCTTGAGTGAGCAAATCAGCAGCATTTAATGTTACCGATTCTCCAGGAATAGGAACTGTCGAAAATTTACCTCGCACCTGCCCTAAGATCTCTTTTGTTAACGCTAACGCAAACCGACGAATCCACTGTTTACCAATAGAGTTAATATTTTCATAAGGAAGGTTCTGGAAGGGGAGACTATTCATATTATTAACCCCTTCAATTCCAGAATTCGGTTGATCGGTTCCTTCTTCCCACGGATTAAACTGATTTTCAATAGTAAATTCCACCCAGAACTTGTCAGGACTGGTGGTATCGGGTCGTGGGAAGAGTCTCAGCTGGTTATTCTTGATTTCGTAAGAATAGTGAGATGTTCGCGTCCAGATGGCATCTTCATACGCCATCGCCTGAAGTTTGTTCTGCCATGTTGGTACCAACTCGAAGGTCGAATCATCGGCGTACTGACCATAGGTGCGCATATTACCCACAACGGAGAAACCGCCGTAATATCCATAAAATCTCCACATGGCGCGTGGGCTCTTATAAAAGACTTTCCGGATTACAACACGTTTATCATCAATTTGTCCATAAAATGAAGATGAGGTGTTGGTGGCAGACGACGAGGATAAAATAGATTGCAAATCATAATCTTGCTGTCCCGAAACACTAGAGAAAGAGCCCGAATAGATAGGAAGTGTGCCTCCCAATCCGACTTCGGTAATACTTCTTTCCGATACTCGGCGCGCAAAACCATAATCAAAGCGCGGGTAGCGCAGGGAGACATTAACCCCCTCCAAACTATCCCCGCTTACAATTTGCCCGTCTTGATCAAAAGAAGCTGTAGTCGCTCCCATCAGAGAGGAGAGCGAATTCTTGCTCTGATGGATATTGACGATGTAAGAGTACTCTAAAACGGCTTCTTCATACGCAGCGTACACATTTCCTTCTGCTAATTCAATATCCAGTACATCACCGCCGAGCTTTTTGTAGGTATAAGATACCTGATCGGCTGCGCCGGATAAGAACGCATCAGAACCTGCATAAATCCCAAATGGTAACGTTGCGGCGACGCTGGATGCGGAGCCAGTTACCGTTAAAACATTTGAATTTGTTGTGGAAGCAGGATTTAAATTTGGAATGGCCATTAAAAAGAACCTCTATTAAGCTACTACTAAATAGAAAGCCCCGCCTCAAAAGAGACGGGGCTTTAACTATTTTGACCTTACGTCAAGTATGGCTAAACTAGATCGCGAACGATAACCAGTCCATACATATCAGGACGAACCATCTTCTTGGCATATCGAGTCATCACGCCCTTGCGAGGCACGAAGTCTTCAACACCGAAGATCGTCGGGGTGGTCTGCAGCGGCACATAAGGTGCGTACACATAACCACTTTCAAGGAAACTACTTCCACGACGGCCAACAAGGACCAGATTACGTGGGAAGTAAGGATCGACAATAAGGTCGAACTTCTTCGAAAGCGAACCAACCTTCATAGCACCCGCGTCGCCACGGTCACTATCGGCAGTCACATTGGCACGGAAGCCAGCCGTGAACTCAAGGATGTTAGCAACTTCAGGTGAAATCACGCAGAAGTTAGCAGCACCACGGAGAGTCTTACGGTGGATCTGTGCAGACACATCGTTGATAGTCTCAACGAGAGTCTCATACCACTCACTCACATTACCGGT